TGGCTCACAGTTATATTGACCAAGTAATTGACGCTTATGAGCAGCCGCCACATGAAGACCAAAGAGTGGTTGGTCAAGGTCTAGGAGTTATAGAATATGCTACTCCTGGAGCTTCTGTTGCTGCTCCTTCATCTAAAATAGTAAAACAAATAATAGAAAACTTGCGTAAGTCTAGAGTTAATCATAAGATGGTGGAGAATTTAAATAAAGAGCTAGTTAAAAAATATAAAATGCAGAGCGCTGGGGAACCTGTAAAACTTAAAAAATTGACAGAAAAGGAAAGTATGATAAATAAATCCTTGAGCGCTGCTATGAACCAGTACAAAAAACATGGTACTGTGAAGCCTGGTACTGAAAAAATGTTAACCAAGTTATTTAACATTCAAGGAAAGGAAAACGGCGGATACGCTTTACCTGACGTTACTAGAGTTAATATTTCAGATGATTATTCACTCTATAAACCTGTAAATGAACAATACGGAACTCCAGGAGCTCGCCATAGGGGCAATACATTTTATCCACTACACGCTCCTAGTTATGAAATGATTATGGAAAAATTATTTGAAGATAAACAAGCCCCTTTGTCTATAGGAAAAGCTATGGGTTATCAACAAGATTTCAATAGAACAAGAGAAGGCTCTCGCGTTATAAATAATCTACTAAACAAACTTTCCATAGGCGATGCTCCCGGCGGTTTAGTTCCATATAAAACTGATAGGTCATATTTTCAGCGCAGTCCGAAAACTGGCGAAGTGGAAGAGGTTTTGGGTCGCTTTAGAAGAGCTAAGGATGCTGCGACAGCACCAGACTCTGTCTTTTTTTATGAGCCATCTAGGCAGTATGATATTGAAAAATATGTTCCTACCCATGAGGCTTTTCATGCTAGCCCAGCGATTGATAAATCAAGACTTAATGAGTATAGTTTTCTGGATGATTATACCGGGCATAATAAACCTTTTCACTCACTTTTAGATAGTTTGCGTAAAAATATAGATGCTGAAGAATTAGATAGTTTGCAAAAACTATTTTTAAAAGGTGAAGAATTGAGTAGGCTACCAAAAATACTAAGAAATAACAAGCCTAAATAGAATCATACAATAGCCAAATAAAGCCCAAATTTGCCCCTTAAAGACACTTTTATGTTAGAGTCGGCACTCCATACCACATTATATATTATTTACTCTCTTTCTTGATTTTTAATAATAGAGCTGACAGATAAACACAAGCGTCTAATAGCTCTTCTATAGTCTCTTGTAGCCAGTCTCTGCCATCAAAAACATCCATTTCTTCGCCATACTTTTTAGCCCCAGCTTCAAGTCTTTTTTCTATTAGTTTAATTATCTCGTTATTCATACATCAGTAATATATATAATTACTAACATTAAAATAGAACACGCTACTAATCCAACTATTATACCGGTTTTAAATCCATACCAATACATCTTTCTTCCTAAGTAAAACGCTCGCTGTCTGTATTTATTTTCTAATTTGTTCATTGTTTTTATCGCCATCGCAGAATTGACATGTCTTACATTTTAGTTTAAACCTTGGAAAATCATCATGGATTATCGACACCTTTCTACCCTGATATATATCTTCTGTCCATACATAATCACACTTATCGCATATATATGGAGTAATAAAAGATTTAACCCATCTGTTTCTTATATTACTTTCTTTTATTCTTCTCTTGACGTTACCATGCTTTGGTATAACTGTTACATAGTTAATTGTAGAGTACCACCACCATCCATTCTCAAGTTCATAGAAAGCGTCAATATAATCCTTTTCGTTATAGAGTTTACTCATCGTCGTTTTTGTAGTCTCCACTCTTAAAAGTTTTACGCAACTCACTCATAAGGTTTTCAAAGTCCTCTATAGAGCAGTTCGCCAAAGTTACAGGTCCAACTACTTTATTTTTAATATCTAAAGTAGTATTAATACCCATATGGTACTGAGCTAAGGCAAACTGACTATAGAGTTCGTACCTGCGTTTTTCTTGCGTTTCTTTAGGAGCGAATCGCCACTTAAAAGGGGACTTTTGAGCTTTCTTCTTCGGCATTATTATCCGTTTCTACATCTTCAGATTCTTCAACCGATAAGGATAGATAAGATAAGCCTTTCTTGGATGTATTTCTCCAAGCGGCTATTCTATATCCACGACCTTCTACGTTTAGCTCGCCAATTAAATCGGGTCGCTTATCTCCATCTTCTTTGTAGCTGTTGTTAAACAACGCTCCTCTGTTTTCTTTTGTCATATGAACAACTCCTGTTGACATGTTCGTTTGTGTATTATCTTATGGTACTCAGGGTTTAACTCAACGCCTGTATAGTGTCTTCCTAATCTTTTTGATACCATTGCTACAGTACCGCTACCCATAAATGGGTCTAATACTAATCCGCCTTCAGGGCTACCTGCTAGAACGCATGGTATAATTAAATCAGGGGGAAACGTAGCAAAATGAGCGTCTGAAAAAGATGCTGTATTTACTGACCATACATTGCGCTTGTTACGCATCTCTGAATCTTCACCAATAGATTCTTCCTGTATGGATTCGTAATCAAAATAGTATCTAGGTTCTTTACTTAGTAAAAATATGTACTCATGAGACTTGACGCATCTATCCTTTGTAGGCTCAGGCATAGGTGCAGGTTTATGCCATATGATATCTTGTCTAAGATACCATCCATCAGCTTGCAATGCAAAAGCAACACGCCAAGGAACTCCAATTAAATCTTTTGGTTTTAAACCGCTTACATTACTAGGGCGTAGAGCCTTGTCAGAGCCCCTTTTAACGTGAATATCATCCTTTGTGCTCATACCTTCACCGCCTGACTGACCTGTGGAACCTGCATAACTATCGCCAAGGTTTAACCATAGGGTGCCATCATCTCTTAGAGCGTGTCTAATACCTCTGCATACCTCTACCATAGATTCTACGAATCCATCTACGCTATCTTCTAGACCTATTTGATTATCCTCCCTAACTGCTCCGCACGTGGGACAAGCTGAGTTCACTTTTATTTCCCGCGAGCCTACTACCGAACCTACGTTGGTTTCCTGCTTACCGCCATACTCCCCACGTCTATCTCTCTGTGTTCTATGGGTGCAATTTTCATTGCCGCCAACCCATGTAGACGTTCCATAATCTCGCAAGCCCCAGTACGGAGGAGATGTTACGCACGTATTGACGCACTTCTCTGGAAAATCAAACAACTTTGTTCTAGCGTCGCCAAGTATAACTTTGTCCATTATATCCATGATTTTCCAACTATGTATTTTACAGGTATGAGAACTATTTCTGATTTATGGTCGTCGCCACCATCTACTATTCTAGCTAGTTTCATACTCAGTAATTTTTTAATGTACTTTTTTAATTTTTCTACTTTGAAGGTTAGAAAAAACTTCATGTCTCCATCAATAGTGAATACATGAGCCCACCACGTAGCTTCTGTTGTAGATATGCCGCTCATTCTTCCGTCATAGCGTATTTCTATAGCCATGTTTCCTGTTGTAGCCCATATATCACGTTCAGTTTTGACTTCAATCTTACCTTCGCCTTCAAATATATTCCTAACCTTTTCTTCATATATTTTACCGAATTTTAGGTCTATGTCAAAATTAGCTGGACTCATTAGACCTGAAATCTCTTTTCTGTGCGTGCATATCATACAGCTCCATTAGTCTTTTCCAAGCTGCTCCTTCACGCTTAATCTTACCAGCTTTAAATAGTCTCTCATACATCCTTATAGCTGATGAAACGGATATATGCCAATTTTGACTGTTGCGCTTACTCATTTATAAAATCCTTTTTTACCAATGAAAGAAGTAGTAGGTAGTGTTCAAGCTCAACTGATATATATGTAGGCATATAATCAGCTTTGAAGATAACACCAACTTCCTCTTTTTCAGGGAATATCCACTTTGGTGCTCTTTTTCTTCTCTTGCATCCATAGAATTTATGTTCTATTTCTATGTCGCCTTGCTCATGTTGAGCACCGCCTCTATCTCTGTTCTTAGAATCAAGCTCAAAATCTTTAGCTAGTCTCACCGCTTGTCTCTGAAGTTCCGCTCCCCTCTGCCTGTTTCTCTTGCCCTGCTTCTTGAAGTTCGTTTTCTTTTCTGGTTGTTTTTTCTGCGTATTCATTTATTTTCTCCACTAAATCGTTTAAATCACCTTTCATGTCAACATAAATCTCAAACATATTCATAGAAGCTGTCATTCCGGGCATAACAATTTTATTTATGCTATTTTCTATTGAAGATACCTTATTAGCTAGAGCCGATAACATTAGCTCTATTTCTCTTATGGTCAGTTTTTTCTTATTCGCACGACTCACAATCGTTACCTCTTAACCTTTCATCCGGCAAATTACTAGATTTATTATTTGCCGTATCGTATTTGTTAACTATTTCATTTATTCTTAACAACTCTGCATGTTCGCCCATATTTAAAGTTTTAATTAAACTTCGCAATGTTTTTAAACAGTTTACAATGAACTGGGCATCTTCACCTTTATAATGAACCGACATGCTTTCCTCTTTCTTTTATTAGTCTGTAAGAATCGTTTACTGATTCATCGACATCGTTAAAAATAGAACACCTATCTCCTATAACTCCCAATCCAACGCTACCAGTTCTTCCGTATCTGTTTTTACCTAAAATTACTTCAAGTTCATTTTCCCCGCCTTGACTATCCATGTAATTATATCTCCAATCGTAGTACATAAAAAGTATCATTTCAGCGTCTTGTTCTATTGAACCTGAATCCCGTAAGTCTCGTAATATAGGGCGTTTATTAGCCCTTGATTCACATTCTCGATTAAGTTGAGAAACAAGTAGACAGCACATGTTGTATGTTTTAGCGGCACGCTTATATTGCTTCATAATAGAGTCTACACGAAGTCTATTATCATCAATACCAAAAACGTCAATAAGACCTATGTAGTCATCCACTACAACATCAGGCTTGTGTTTTCTAATTTCTCGCATAGCTTGCTCTATATCAAATATATTATCAAACATCAGTAAATTTTGATATTTATTTTTAATATGTTTTTTAGCTAATTCAAGGTCGCTTACTTCAAAATCTGCCATATTTTCAGAGCGGAGACTATCATAATTCAACACTTGAGACTCAAGAACAAAAAGCTTTTTCATCATTTCAACATTACTCATCTCTCTATTAAAAACAATAACTTTATTTCCTGAGCGTATAAGTTTTCTAACAATGTTTAACATCATAGTTGACTTGAAGTGACCTGGGCGACCTGCTATTACTGTTATTTCACCTCTTGTCATTCCGCCTGTCATCTTATCTAGTTTTCCGTACCCAAATGGTATGAGACTATCATGAGCTTTAATATGTTCAGCCGTTTCATCTACCAAGTTGCCAAGGTCGAATTTTTCACGAACCCTCATATTCAGCACATCTTCTATTTCGCTATTAATAGCCTGTAAAGCATTGTATGCTTCATCAATAGGCATATCTATTGTATTTTTAATAATCTCAGCTTTTCTAATTACTTTCCTTAGTAACCATTTTTCATAAACTATCTTGGCGTAATGCTCAGCATTTGATATGGAAGCAACATTTTCTATTAAGCCGGTAAGATAGTAAGCTGATACATCATCATCACCTACGATTTTTATTCTAGACATCACAGTTACAACATCTATTACCTCATCTCCGCTTTTACGCATAGACTGTATTGTATTCCATACTCTCTGATGCTTTGAATCGTAAAAAACTTCTTCCTCTGGAATATATTCTCCGACTTTATCTATCACGCTATTATCTATTAGGATTTGACCTAATAATGTTTTCTCGGCTTCGGGAGCGTGTGCCGATATCTGCCTTGTATTTATTTCGCTAAATACCATTCATGTTCACCTTTTATTTTTCTACGTTTTATATTGTGTCCAAAAGACTTTAAAAATCCAATTTGAGCGTCAACAAAATATTCATTGTAAAGAATATTAGCTTGAGTTCTAGTGAGTTTTCCATAATCTGTCAGATGAGATAATAATATGTATGCGTTTGAAAAATCATCACAACTAATCAATCTAACACCTTTGTCATCTTTGCTACTATCTCGTGGTTAACGCCATACTTACCTTCCCATTTATTTTCGAAGGCGTTAATTTGTACTTTCTTACCGACTACATTTTCATCTAACAATGGTGGAAGCTCATAATAAACTTTTCCATCTTTCTTTATTTGTTTAAGCGGTATCTCTAGGCTTTCTAAAAACTTTTTATAGAATCTATTGCGCTTTGTCTCATCTCCCTTAAACCTAAATATACCAGAGTCTCTAATATCTTCACCTCCGCACTCAGGGTGTTCTTCTTCAATGGTATATATCATCCAATATATATCACATTGAACGCCTGTTCTTGTGGTTACATTCTGTTTAGTCTTTAGACCTGATATAACAGCTCTATATGTTCCGGGTTTTAGAGTAGATACGCTATCTTCTATATAGTAAGATTTTTTAGGTGAAGCGGAGTCCACTAAGTCATCTATAGCGCTCATTCTTCAACAGTAGCTTTAGATTTTAGTTCTTTTATTCTATCTATAGTCTTTAGATAGTTCTTGGAATTTACACCGCCATCTTTAATAGCTTTATCAACCATCTCTATATTTTCTGCGTCTAAACCATCCATCTCTTGCCTGACTATACTTTCCCAATCAACTGTTGTTTTACCGCTACCATTAAATTTAGCTTTCATTGTACTTACATATTTGTTGTCATCAAACAAACCCATAAATACATCAGCGTTAAATCCTAACTTCGACAAACCTTTTGTAAGAGCATCTGTAGCTACTTTTTTAGCAAAGTCGTCATCAATGCGATTGTTAGAATGGTATTTAATAGATGAATGTATAGGAATCTCTCCAAGTTCGCTTTCATATTTGTACCACAATGTAGCTTGGTACAGAACAAGACCTGAATCTTCATACTGTGCAAAGCGCTCATCTTTAACTCCCCAACCTATACCAAGCGGACCGAATTTTGCAGTAGCTTCGCGTACTTGGTATTGGGCTCCAATAGCGGTAAACCCGCCTCTTTGATTTACTTTTGTAGTGTAGCGTGGGTCTGTGTTTTCTACGCTAGACCAAAGTGATAGATTTTTACTCATTGTAATCTCTCTCTTTATTATCGTTAACAACTAATCCCGCAACAACATAGTATATATTTTTAACTTGCTGTTCGTTTAGGGTATTTACTAATTTTTGCGATATCCCCCTTTTAAGAAGGGTTTTTCTCATGATGTTTATATCATGGTCTTTAGAAGCTTTAAGAGGCTTTCTCATCGCTTATAGCCTCCACATACACTTTTATACTGACAATATGAACATTCCCATTCATAGGTAGGAGAAGCACCAATCTCTAGTTCCGGTGGTGTTTCACTACCAATTACTTTATCATGACACTCTTCCCAGTACGCTTCAGCTTTATCTAAATATACCATAGGTACATCAACCTCACGCATGTCAGAAGTATTTTTATTATAGTAGACTAATTTCATACCGCTTAACCTTCCGTAGTTTTCAAGATACCAAAGTCCATATGTAGCTAATTGCATCTCATACTGAACGGAAGGGTTATTATTTTTTGCCGCACCAAACATCTTTGTCCACTTAAAAGAATTGCATGTTTTTATGTCGTATAAAACATCATCATCAACTAGCGCTAGGTCTATGAAACCCCTAACATTGAATCTGTCCAAGAATAATTCTTTTTCTATGAATATAGGGCGAGCTTCTTGTTCAGCGTACATGCGGAGAGCTTCCTGTATGTCCTCATGTATAAGATTGCCCATTCTAAAAATGCGGAGTGTTTTATCATTAAAACCATCTCCTTCCATTTTAGCAACAGATGCATACCAATGCTTCCGCATACATAGACCAGAGCCAGATGAATGAAAGAACTGTTCCTTCCCGCTGTAGCGAGAAGATTGAGTCTTTTTATTTTCGTCAGTTAGATACTTGTTGTAAATTTCTTGTATTTTCATTAGATGTATTTAACTTGTTAAAAGCAGTAGAATTTTTAACGCATTTTTCTACAAGTGATGTTACTTTATCTTGTACGCTGGTCTCTTCATATGCGCAGATAATCTTTAGTTGCTTATAAACATCCTCAGGGCATCTGAAAGAACATGTTTTAATCGCCGTTCTTTTTGTTTGTTTCATTTTGAACTCCATTTCGTTATTTGAAATTACCTTATTTAAAATCTTTTTCATAGTGTTTTTTTTAAAACATTTGAACTTCTATATATATATATAATATACCTATACGCTACTATAACTATACTATATAATAACTATTACTAATTATATTACTATATAATAACTAATACGCTAAAGCTACGCTATAGAAAAGGAACTCCTTATCGCGCTCACAGGGGCGAATTAAAGGAAAAAACTATAACGTAGCTTAACGTATTGTATTCATTACCAGATGTTGAATCCTCCGCTATTCTCACAGAAGTTAAGGAATCGCTTTACTTCATTTTCGTCAATATCATAATGACAGAAAAAAGCATTAACCTTACCAGCTCCATGACAAGCGTTACATCCTTTGCACTCTTTAGCCCACTTGTAACCAACTTGTGGGCTCGCTTCTTTATCCATAGACTTGACTAAAGATTCAACGGAATCTTTATCATCGCCATATTCCAGTCTATCATGGTGTTTTAACCATTCCTTTTTAGACTGCCATCCTTCCCATCCTTTACGAGTACCAGTTCCTTCGCAGATAGAACATGTTTCTTTTGGTGCCTGTTTTTTCATATCATTAAAAGCTTCAATGAAATGACTAACACCGCCATCATCAATAGCATCTTTTAAGCGTTTAGATATTAACTCACACTTTTTAGATGATATTTCTAGACCATCATTATATGTTCCACGCTCAACATCATCATCAGTAAGAATGTCATCACATATTTCAGTAATAAGCCCCCATAGAGGACGCCATCCCCATACATTACTACGGAAATAAGCGCCATCTATGCGGTTTACGGTCTCAAAATATGTAGACCATTCTTCTTTTGATGCGTCACTTGAGGGTTCATGGATGTCAACACCCGATGGCGATATACCATACAGGTCGAATCCCATAACTCAGAAGAACCTCACTTTCTCGCGGCTCTTAAAGTTGTAAACCCTTTCAAGTTCTCTGATATAATCAGAGGCTTGAGCGCACCTTGGAAAAGTGCCAGTGATTTTCAACTTCTTAAGCATCTGTTTATGGTTATAGTCTGGATGCGTAAGAATATCTACGAACGCAAGGCAAAACTTATACATTTTACAATGCGGTATGTATTCTTGCAAATCAGACAATGCACTTGCAGTTTCGTACGCATTATTGTAACCTGTACCAGGAAATTCACCTGATTTGAACGCAAGTTGGTCACTCACGTTACATTTTCCAAGCCACAATAGTATGCCAGTTGTTACTGATAAACCGAAGTTATCAATGTAACCAGCAAACGATTTGTACGGATTCAGCCCAAGCATTTGATACATATGCAGATAATCCCGCATATTCCATGCATTTTGCTGATTGTTTACAAGCGCTATTACTTCCAGGTCAATTTTACCTTTGACCATCACATACCATACAGGTATCTTTAGCTTCGCCGCAGCTACAAACCTGTGCTGTCCATCAATTATGTGATAATTACTTGTTACCACAATAGGAAAGCACCGCAGAAGGTTCTGCTTTTCAATAGACTTAACCAGATTCTCCACTTTATTCATACGGACATGGCGATTACCCTTTATCAGGGTAAATTTCGCGTAATCCGTAGAAGCGTGGATAGCATCGCCTACTTTAAAGTCGTCATCTTGTCCGACTTCATATACAGTACCATCTACGAGGGTTTGTTCAACGGCGGTACGTTTAGTAGTAGCCATTGTACTTCCTCTTCGCTTTTTTGTTAAGTTAGCTTAATCCTCTTGATTAAGCTTCGTATCTTTCATCGCTATTAGCAATAAAATCAATATCTTTAAATGACACATTACCATCTTCAACTTCAGATGTGAACTCTTGCGAAGATACCTTTTCACATCCATAAGATGCCAGTAGACTGCTAATCATATATGATATTTCATTATTAATATATGTTAACATTCCTTCCACTTCATAATTACGTCGCAATGAATAATGACAGAGAAAACCATATTTTTGTTGTATTGTATCACCATCGCCAAGTCCTTTTTTCAAAGCCATTACCATTATTGGCGGCATTAAACCAGTGTCTTCTTTGAATCTGGACGCAAACCGTTGCCACTCGCTCATCATTGTGACGCAAGCTGCTAGATTATAACTTGCCATTCCAAAGTAATCTCCAATCTTACCGCCTTTGTTTCTTATTGCTTTTTCGCTTAATACGAAAAATTCCTGCCAAGACTCAACGTCTTTGTCATCTACTGACGTTCTAACAATCTTTTGCAGAGCGCTAGACATTTTTAACGTTTCGTCTGCGAGAGTAGCGTCATCATCATCAGGATTGACGCTAACAAAGATGTTTGTATCTTCAGCTTTACTGAAGGCATCATCTTCATTTTTGATATGTGTCGCTAGCATAGCAAACTCCTTTTTGTTTTGTTTTGTTATTATTTAAGTTTTTTAGCGACTTTTATTAAATCTTCCGGTTCATCTATATTCTTAAACCAGTTTACTCTCATATTTTTATACATGTAATTAGATGTATTAGAGGTAGTTAAAAGAATGATATTATTTCTTTTCTGGTTTTCTTCAACAACCTCTGTAGAATCGCCATCTGTAAATATAATTATATTCCGATTTTCCAGATAACTCCAACGATGAGCGTTATTTAGCACATCATCCTTATTATAAATGTAATAAAAATCTTTATCACGCGGAGAATATGCCTTTATTATCCTTCCATTAGGTGCGTCATATAGTTCTATATCCCCAAATCTTGCGGCTATACTAGCAATCTGTGAATAAAAAGATGCCTGGTTTTCGCAACTTGGCGACGAATCTAACATAATAATTATTCTGTCTTTTTCAAGGCTCTTTTTACAGTGATTAATATTTTTGCGTGATACAACTCTTTCAGCAATCATCCTCTCGCACCAAAAATCATCGCCTTCTGTATCTTTTCCAAAGTTATCTTCGCCAAATTTATATATCATTCTAGCAAACGCTGATGACATTCTATTTAATTTACTATAGCTTGCGTCTAAACCCATAGATTCAGCTTCCCATAAATTAACTTTATTTGATTTTATCGCTACTGATAAGGTGTTAGAACTACTGTAAACCTCGCCATTTTCATAATAATCATCAATTTTCACGCGCTCTCCATTAGTTAATTGACTCCAAGAGATGTTGTGATTTTTTCTATCCATTAAATCTCTATTCATTTTGCGCTGAGATTCATTTTGAACGCTATTAAATTTCTTATTAGATAAATTATTTTTTGATAAATTTTGTTTAAACGCCCTCTTCCCTGCCCGGGCAGAAAATTTAGACTTTATTCCATGAGCGGAAGCCCTGCTGGTACAAGACTTCCGCTTCGTAACGGTACTGTTTTTGTTAGTAGTACCGCTTTTACTGGGAGACACTGCGTTATCGGCGTGATTATTTTCCCAGTCACGCCAATTTCTGTTAATCTTGCTCAAAGCGTCTCCTGAACTTACGTAGTTCGTTAATCGCATTCCTGACATCTGATTTAAGTTCATCTGAATCATCGCTATAATAGTTATCATGTTTAAATACTCTGATAAAACATATGTAGCCAAATGATTCAATCATCATAAACCTTGAATCTGGCGATATCATTATTGATTTTCTGTAACTCCATGAGCGATTAGATAGTTTTGAAGAAACTTCTTTTATGTCCGCTTTAAAACAAGAGTAGAATGGTATCCTACCCAATCCTTTTAAAGCGTAATAAAATAGTTTTATATTTGGCATTGAATCAACGTATAACTTCGCATACGCCTTGCCAGTTTCTGAACCAGCATTACCAACTTCAAGAACTATACCGCTACCAGACATCACATATCCGCCATCAAATTCATTGAAATTAATAGACTTCAATAAATCACCTGACGCTTCTTCAAATCCATCATGCCCATGTTTGTAAAACGTAGAACATATAGACATATCGCAAAATCCGTTATGTTTAGACAATCTCTTTATCATCGCAGTTCCAAGGTCGCTAACAGCATTACCATTATCGAGTGTAGTGAGTAAGTATGATGTTATTTTACTTACATCTACTATTCCAGGTGATACGCCATTAAACTCTTTCCCTAAAACATTATAATGCTTATTGATTTTAAACAAAGGAATAATATTGCGTATTCCATTTGAACCAACAGGCACTATAACGCATAATCCATCTTCATGAGTCCATCTTAAATCAACATAACGGTCTGATTGGTGATTAAAGTACTTGCGAGCTATAATTTCGTCTTTAGAAGATTTATGAACTTCATATTTGCGAAATACAAGTCTGCGAGCCTCTTCACGCGAACATTCTTCGTATTTTAGCATGACTTCACCATCAATGTCTCTGCCGCTATTTTCCTTTTCCTCTACAAGATTATTAAACGATACGTAATTATGTACATCAATAGGTTTATCCATTATGATTGTATCGCCAATTACACTTGACCATTTAGGAAATTTTGCGTCATCCGCTATTTCCCTGGTCATTTGCACAACTGCGTCATAAGACCTATTGCTCTTCTTGAATACACCATATATACTTTCGCCTTCAGGTAGTTCTCCGCTATCATCAATATCTGTATTGAATTTCTGAAATTTGTATAGTTTCGGCATAAACCGCTCTATATCATTTTCATCATCAACTTCATTACAGTTTTCATATGCGGAACTATTAAGTTTCTTTACACCATTAGAACTGGCATAAATATCCTCAATATCTTTACCTTCAGCGTCTGCAAGTAATTCATGGTTTTCTGCGGTCTTGGTTATATACTGGTAAACTAATTCGTTCCAGTCTGAACCTTGACCAAGAAAATCAATAGCGTCAAGTAACTGACGTAACTCTTGTATTGTAGCTGGTTTGGGCATATCTGCAATTAAACAACGCTGATAAAGAGAGATAGCATTTGGAATGTTAGCATGTTTATCATGCGTGTTCTCTAATGCTTTTCTCACAAGTTTTGGATGTAGCGGCTCCATATCAATTTTAGGAAATCTTCGAAGCAGTGCCTCTGAAAAATCCCGCTCATCGTTAGCAGTGAAAAATATCATCAGATTATCAAGGTTCGCTTTTATCTCTTCCCCCGGAATTGACAGTCTACCATACTGCAGAAAATCTAACATGTAGCCATCTGCGCTTGGTCTTGTCTTATCCCATTCATCCAATACCAGAACTACTTTTTCTGTATTAGATGCAATTACCGCTTGATACACCTTGCCGTAAAGTATTTCTACTCCACTTCGTGTATCTTCGCTAGGAAAGATTCGCATCAATAGGTCATCTTCGCGAGTACCTGCTGAACACTGGTGAAAGAACATCTTACGATTCAGAACGTCAGATAGTACATGCGGCAGATAAGATTTACCAGTACCTGCAGGTCCGTACAGAAATGCACCGCCAGTTGGCTTTGCAATCATAGAGGTAGCTACACGCGAAGCAAAGTCTACATCGCAGATGTATCCTTTTTCATTTAACCCTTTGTGTAGCGATTCTACGGATAGTTGTTCCGACATACGCTATTCCTTTTTCAGTTATTGTCTTGTTATCTCCGCTCATATCCTTCGTGAGAAGGGACTAAACGCGAAGCTATACTGTTTTTTGTAATATTAATTTAAATAAATCTTCTGAAAGTTCATTTATACTGATAAGAGTTTCTTCAGCGTCTTGAACATCTCCTGATATTAATTGCATATCATTTATAATCATTGATTTAAGTTCTGATTCTAAACTTTTACATGTTCCGCCTATATGTAGTATAAAAGCGACTTTCTCCATGCAACTATCCATTTTAGATTGCGCTTGTTCATGACTTTGACGCATAGAAATCTTTAGACTATCTAATTCTGAAGGTCTTTTAGCCAGTTCAGATGTATTTTCAATTATGTACTCCCATCGCTTTGTACTGCCGTTAATTATAGAGTGCATATCTGACCAGTCTTTAGTAACGCCTTCTATTTCACCAACTATCATTTCAAACGCTTTTACTGAAGGCATATCTTTTATGTTTTGCACTTCATTCATAGCGTGTCTCCTGGTTTGTTTGTGTTTACAAACTTTTTCTTTAAATATTCTGGTGATACAATCTCGCTTACTTTATCATAAGCATCATTATCTTCAGCGATTAGTTTACCACCTCGCTTTATAAATTGTTTATTAATAGACACCCAACAGTAAATCCCGCCATCCTTTACCAGTTCCATGACATTGTCAAAGAACTTTTCATTGGCTTCTATCTGGTATTTCTTTAGCATTATATTAGTGGCGTCATACTGTGGTTTGTGGGTATATGGAGGGATAGAGGAGAAAATAGCACAACGCCACATATCTTACTCGCTAATCTATAATAGATTGCGTACAGTTGTTCTTTGCTATGCTTATTTGCTTCGCTTTTACTTACATTAAATCTTTTGGCAAACCAGTCCGCTAATTGATATTTATGCTTATATGGACAGCGTACATATCTCATGCGTCTATTACCTTGTTTAGTTTAGTTCTAAATTCTAATAAATCTATTTGTCCAGTATAAAATAAATCTAATAATGTTTCCGCTCGGTTTATTTTCCGCTTATACATTACCCTGTCTGTTATATATTTCTTGTCGCCGTTCTTATCTACAATCCAATTATTAGCGCACAATGTTACAAGTTTATCAGGAATATATCTTGCGTTTGGTATATTTTTATACTTATCTATACTTGGCGGTTTTACATCACTATTTATGGTACATGTGATGCTTTTTCTTTTATCGCCTGGATTATATGAGATGACTATTTTTTCTGTTGTAATTTTTCTTAATGCGCTATACTTTTTCACTAACGCATGGTATAAATCTTTACCGCCATGAGGTATAATATCGCTATAGGTCTCTTGGTTCTGGAGTGTGGCTTTTATATTTATTGAGTGTTTGCTGATGTTTAATATAATCATTTAATGTTTTTTTACTGTGTCTTGAAATAATGACAAAAAAAATGAGTGTCGATAAATTAATACCGACACTCATATACTAACTGTTGTTATTTGGTTTTAGTTTTCAGAGTCTCTTTAATGCTATTCTTAATAGCACTAACTTTATCTGCTTTCCATTGGTTTTTATTAGGCTCTATTATTCTACATAATAGACTCATTTCCACTAATTTACCGTCAGCATCTAAAGTATATCCTTTTCTCCCTTGTGGGCTGATATATTCTAGATTACTACGAAATGCTGAAGTTACCGAAGTATCAACCTTGGTGATAACTTCAGTGGTTGCTATATGGTTACGAACTCCATTAGGAAATTTCGCTCCCGTAGACTCCATGCTTTCTTTCATGGTCTGCCATTTTTTCTCGTCAAATTTACCATGATTATCTAAGCATGTCGCCTTTAGCATCTCTACTTGTTTGTTAGTGTACTTAACCTCTACCAATGGAACTGTCCGGGTTTTATCCATAACTGTCTCCATATTCGTTTTGTTAGGGGTTATTTTCATATAAGAAATTATAGAGAATAAATGAGAATTCCTAAACATGTTTAAAAGTTTTGGTGTGTGGTCATAGATAGACCAAGCACACCGAAACAATAGTATATATTACTTTTGCTATAAACTATGAAAAGAAGTAGTAGAAGTAGACATAATATATATTATACGACAATCTGTATTATACATAAGGTTTATTATACGACATTTAGATAATAAATTATACCTCCCTCCCGCCCTAATAATTAATTCAACTAAAAAACCAAACGCCAAAACGGAACTATGGGGGTATCCACGATAATAAAAGGTAGACACACATAATAACTATATTTTTGAAATTTTTCGCTGTTTTTCAACCTTTTCTCTATTTTGCTTATTTTTCCATGTTAGACTCTATTTTCCACTTCTGCTAATATTTTTCTGGAAAATTCTAGAAATCTATAGTATACTTAGCGTATAGCGTAATAATATAGTAATAGTAATAATAATAGTAATAATAGAGTAATAGTATAGTACTATAGCGTATAGTAATATAGCGTATAGATATATAATATATATATATATATATAATATACAAGAAATCAGCGATTTTTTTCTGCTTGATTTACATTATTTTTAGGGTGTAACTTACCTTTGTGCAAAAAAGTGATAAAAGAAGAATATTATACACTGCTAAAAAACATTGCTGTAACTGGTTTCACGGTAATTGCATTGGTGGCGTATTCTATATTCGGGATAATTCTCTCCATATGCTTATGGATGAGAAGTTGGCTGGCAAAAGTTGTGTTGCGCACAAAAAATGTAGATTTTTTCAAGAAGTAGTGATACCTGGGATAAAGGATGAATATTACAACATTTGATGCCGAGGCGTTTTTAGTGGATGCGGAGTCGTTTTTCTACTTACATTGCTGCGATTGTAACTTACGCCACTTAGTGGTGTTAGAAACTGTTGGAAATGGTTCTCGTGACTTTAAGGATAATGGTGGAATGGTTGCTATAGCAATGTCTCGTGATGATGAGGCTACGAAACTTTCTCGTAAAAAGGATAGTATTGTAGTATATAAGCGTAAACAGAAGGAAAAGAATGGCAAAAAGCAAAAAAAGTAGACGTAGAGCAATAATCATACCTGATGTTCATTTTCCGTTGCAGTGTGATAATGCTATAAATGTAGTCCTAGAAGCTATAAAACTAGTAAAACCTAATATTTTCGTATGTTTGGGCGATTTAGGAGAGTGGAAGAGCGTTTCACCTTTCAAATATAAGCGCAGAAAGCGTCCACCTCTAGAAATAGTGCTTAAAGATGTGGATAAGGATGCTAAAGCTGTAAACGAAGGACTTGATTTATTTGATAAAGTATTGAAATCAGTAAAATGTGATAAAAAGTACATGATTGAAGGAAACCATGATGATTGGCTAAATTCGTTTGTTGAGGAATATCCGTACTTACCACAGTATAAATTTAAAAATATCATGAATTTGGAGGATAGAGGGTACATTTACTACCCTTATGGTAAATTGTTACAGATAGGTAAATTGTTCTTTTATCATGGTGGACACTACTCTACGGTGTACCATACAAGGCAACATGCTATGAATTTAGGGAAAAATGTCCTATATGGGCATATGCATGATGTACAAAGAATTGGAGTAACGCACGTTGATGGAGCTCATCACGCGTTTAGTCTAGGTTGTTTAAAGGATATGTCCGCCGAAAAGAACCGGTGGTTAAGAAATAGGCAAATAAACTGGTCACATGCCTTTGCTGTGGTTGATTGGTTTGATAATGGAGATTTCAGGCTGGATGTTGTTGATATCCAAAATGGAAAAACGTTTCTATGGGGGAATATGATAGATGGAAACAAGAACCCGCGTCAGGGGGGTATTAGTCAAAATAAGACTATCAAGTAAGAACGGGAAGGGTAATGACGCGGTATCGCAAAGTTAAGAACATCATGCAGCCGTTATTTGAAAATGAGGACGAGTTTAGGAAGGTTTATCCTAAAGACAGTCTTGTTGGTGACTGGAGGGATGGAGAGCTCAATGATTGGATACTTACTGACGATAAACAGGTATGTAGGGTCATAAAGCGCGGAAAGTGCGAAGGTAGGGCTGATTACATTGTCACTGTGCTTGGTTCGTATTCTGTAGCAACAAAAGAGTTGCTTGCAGGGGATATGCCTAAAAACATCTACAGTTTCAGTAGAGACATGAGTAGAACCGTACATAGGCGCGAAAAGAAGAATATATCTCAAAATGAGATAATGTTTGCTAAATATGTAGCTCAAGGTGTTAAACCTGTAGAAGCCTACCTAAAAGTCTTTAAAACTAAAAATGAGAAGTATGCACAAACTCAGGCTACTTCTCTGTTAAAATCGGAGAGAGTTAGTAAATTGGTTAGTGAAGAAATAAAGAAGTCTCTAAGTAAAGTTGGTATAGATGAGGAATACCTGCTTAATAATGCTAAAACAATAGTAGATAACTTAGAATCTAAGGATTCTGATAAATTGCGAGCTTTAGATATGTTAATGCGTATTGCAGGTATGTTTCCGAAAGATACACAAAAAGAGTCTCTTACTGTATTTCAAGGTTTCAGTAATGAGCAATTGGAGCAATTGCGTGATGCTGAAGTAAAGATGATTGCTCATGGTGAAAAAGAAACAGTTTAGCGACATAGATATGGAGATGTTGCCGTTTTTCGAGACAAAACTTCGCAGTTGTGAGGTTTGCGATGAATATCTTACCGATAGAGATAAAATGGTAATATTTGATGATAGCGGTACAGCTACGTTATTTTCTTGTAGGTTTTGTAGTTCTGTTTATAGCGATAGCGATACTTTGGTAATTGTTAATGTTGGTAGTGGAGATATGGCTGGTGAATCTTAAAGTTTATTATCGAAAATCAGATTGGGTTACTACTACTAGTTGTAAAAAACACATTGTAAACTATATATTTAAAAATGCCGAACAAAAAAGCAAAAGAGAGAAAAAGAAAACGTAGAAAACTAAATGAGTATTTAAAGACTCATGGACGTACAAGAAATCAGGTGATGAAGCGTAGGAAGAAAGAAGAAGCTCAAAATAGTTGGTAAATGGAAAAAGAACTAACCAAAGAATTTAATATTGGCAAGTCTCCATCTCAGTTAAAGATTGACGACGAAGTTCTTTATAAGTCATATGGTGATTTGTTGTATTTTGGTAGGGCTTTCTTACCTAAGGATTTTTTAAATAAGAGCTCTTCCCCGCCATTTCACGAAGAAATAGCTAAAAAACTTATTTCATCAAAACCTGGTAGTAGGATATGTAATATATTGCCAAGGGGGTTTGGTAAGTCTATTTTAGCAAAAGCTGCTATAATGCATAAAATGCTATTTAATCCAAAAGATTCTAAACAATTTATAGGTTGGGTAGCTGAAGAGCAGGGTCAGGCTATTGACCATTTGAAATATATTAAGAGTCATTTTGAAATGAATCAAAATATTAAGTATTATTTTGGTGAATTAGCCGGTGATACGGTTGGGAATAGATGGACTGAGAAAGATATTGTAACTGCTAAGGGCGATAGAATTATAGCTAAAGGTACAACGCAAAGGCTGCGTGGTCGTACTGAAATAGATGTTCGTTATACCGGAATCATTTTAGATGATTTTGAGTCCGAATTAAATACCAAAACACCTGAACGTAGACAAGAAATTAAAAAATGGGTAGTATCTACGGTTTATCCTTCGTTGGAAGAATCTCCTGGCAATGAGGGGTGGATTTGGTTGAGTGGCACTATTGTTCACTATGATAGTTTTCTTCAGACTGTTGTGGATGGTAGTAAAGAAGCAGATAGGGATAATAGAGAATATCCGTGGGCTTTGCATTTTTATAGAGCCATAGAAGACGGTAAGGCAATATGGGAAGAACAGTTTTCGATAGATAAGTTAAAGACCAAGAAGCAAGAGTTCATAGAAGCTGGATTGGTTAATAAGTATGCACAGGAGTATATGAATGATGCAAGGGATACAAGTGAAGCGGCGTTTAAAATTGACCGCATACAATACCATACTGCAAGGTTCGAAACAATCGACAAGTTTCCGTATCTTCACATTGGAGATGATTTGGTTCCGGTTAACATTTATCTTGGAGTCGACTTGGCAGCAACAGCAACTTCAACGTCTGACTATCAAGCTATCTTGGTTTTGGCAGTTGATAAGGAAAAAAACAGGTATGTTTTGGAATATTTCCGTGAACGTATTCCCACGTTTGACGTTCCGAAAAAGATTCTTGAGATTGCCAATAAATATAGTCCGGTAAGGCGTGTAACGATAGAAACAGTAGCTTCTCAGGAGATGGCTAGGGATATGACATCAAGATTAGCAGCTAAGGATAGAAGGCTTATGCCTGGTATTTTCAAGGGAGTAAAACCACCTGCAGGTATAAGAAAACAAGATAGACTTGAGACATCTTTAGGGACTATAGTTAATTCAAAGAGACTTCATCTACGAAAAGATATGACTGAGTTGGTTGATGAGTTTTTTGAGCACCCATTCCAAAAAAATGATGATATAATGGATGCTTTGTACTATGCTGATTACTACTCTAAGCCACCTTCTAGTGGTAGAATGGACGCTGAAACCTTTGAAAAACGCTCAAAAAGTAGAGAAAACCGTGGTAGAGTGTATAATTGGATAACCGGAATGAGGATTTAGCGGAACTTTTTTAAAAAAATGAGTATTAACTATTGAAAAGTAAATTTAATTAAGATAAATTAGACCCATGCCGGATTTGGAAAGAGATACTAGAGCTAACGAAAATCTTGAATTATACCGCCGCTGGCGCGATGCGCGCAGTGAGTGGGATACTGAAGCTAGGATAGATTTAGACTTTTATGGTGGTAATCATTTTAGCGCTCAAGAAAGCGATGACCTTGCTGCTGTTAATCAAGCTGGCGTCCCCATGGATAGGATTGGACCTGCTGTAGAAAAGCTAAAAAGCGTTATTACAGCTAGACCTCCTGCTTTCACAATAATACCGAGAGAAGACTCAGATACTCAATTATCAAGCGTATGGCGTACAGTTCTTGGGTATTGTTGGGAAATATCTAATGGGGATATGCATCTTAAACAAGCTATACATGATTATTCCGTGGCAGGTCTTGGGTATCTTTATGCATATGTTGATGGCGAATCTGATTTTGGTAGAGGCGATGTTAAGTTTACTAGTGTGAATCCATTTCGTGTTTATGTTCCGCCTACTTCGCGGGACCGCTTTTTTGATGATGCTGATAGCATTATACTTTCTACTATTCTCACTAAAGAACAAGTTACTCGTCTCTACCCTGAATTAGGTGATAGAGTGAATCCAGAAACTGGGGAGTTAGAAGAGGGTATATTAAAATCTATTGAGGTTTGGAATAACGAGGAAGATTATCCTGCTGCAAATAATAAGCAAAGTATAAAATATACAACACCTGCAGATGCAAATGATTTAGCTTATGGTGATGTAGATAAGTATCAGATACTCGAAAGGTTTTTTAAGACTAAGGTTCCTTTCTATAGAATAGTTGATAGTAGAAACGGCGAAGAGCAGATTCTTAGCGATGTAGAATTTCAAGAGTTCTTATCTGCTAACCCTGATGTATTTGAGAGAGGATTAGTTGAATATCAAGAGGTGCTTCAAAATCGTATTGGGGTAATTGCTAGCATAGGGCAGGTGGTTTTGTATGAATCTATTATGAATATAGATATCTATCCTATTATTCCTATCCCAAATATTTATACAGGTACTCCATATCCAAGGTCTGATGTTGCTAGGGCTAGACCAATGCAGAGGCTTTTAAATAAACTTTGGTCTTTAGCATTGTCTCATGCTCAAGCTTCCGCAGGATTAAAACTATTAGTTCCGCTTGGCAGTGTTGAAGATTTAAGCCAGTTAGAGATGGATTGGGCTAATCCTAACGCTGTAATAGAAGTAGATAGTTCTCAAGGTGAGCCTCATTATCCTGCTCCTACGCCACTAGCTTCTGAGTTTTATAGATTAATTCAAAGTGCTGAGTTTTATATAGATTTTACTTTCGGATTACCGGAGTTAATGCACGGATTTGCAGATAAAGCACCTGAAACAGTTAGGGGAACTGAAAAAATGGTATCTTTAGGTCAAGAAAGACCTAAATCAAAGTTAAGAGATATAGAATTTGCTATTACTAGATTAGGTAAAGTAATGTATGGGCTTTCAAAGAGCCATTATAGTTATAATAAAATTTTTAGATTGGCGGGAGCCAATAATAACCAGACAGAGGTTATGGTAAATGTTTACGATGATATCACAGGAGCTATTATAGATATAGCTAAAGAAAAGTATAATATTGGACAACATGATATTAGTATACAGCCTGGTTCTACATTGCCTACTAGTAAGTGGGCTGAATATGGCGTTTATCTTGAAGCATTTCAGTTAGGTATTATAGATAAAACTGAAGTTTTAAAGAAAAACCCTGAAATATTCGATAAGGAGGGTGTTATAAAACGTATGAGCGAAATATCTCAATTGAGAGGTATGGTAGAACAATTAAATGGGCAAGTAAAAGACTTGCAGGGTGACCTGCAAACGGCAAGAAGGGAGTCCGTATCTGACAGAAAACGAGTTGAGGTTGAAAAGTTTAAATCTAAACTTGCAGGTGTAGAGTCGGACGCTAAAGCAAATAGTAAAGTAGAAGCCGGAAGGCTTCAAAATGCGGTGAAGTTAGCTGCTGAGCAATCTCGTGGATTATTCAAAAGCATAGAAGAAACAGGTTCTCCTGAATAGCACGCTAGACATCGCGGAAGGAAAGTAAAATGGACAATAACAATGCTGAAGCACAATCTATGGAATATGTCGAAGACTATTCTGATAGTAGCGGTGTGGATGTTGACTATTCCGAAACTGATACAACTAACTACGAAACTGATGCATATCAAAATGAAAGTCAAGGATTTGAAGATGTGCCTCAGGGTAATGTTGAGAGTACCGCTTCTCATATAGATTGGGAAGGTGAAGCTAAGAAGTTTCAGTCTATGTATGATAAGACTGTTTCTGATAAGCAAAGGATGGAAGAAGCTATGCTAAAAATGGCGGAGCGAAGTCTCTCAAACAATAACCAAAATAGTAGTGTCGGACGCAATAGTAACGAATCATCGCTTCCTGAGGAAGAGTTTAATCCTTGGGATGCCTATTACAAGCCAGAATCTCCTTCGTACAAACATCGTATGAATCAGGAGCGTGGCGTTGTTCAACAAGCTGTTAGTGAGCAAATGAATAGTATTAATGAACAGATGCTTGTTAATAATACTGTTAATGAATTAAGAAATGTGTACAGAATGCCTGAAGGTGAGATAGTCGATTTCATGCAGTTCGCAACTAAACCGGCAGAGAGTCTTTCATTAGATACTCTTGTTAATGTTTGGCGTGAACAGTCAGGTAAGCGTACGCGAGTCACTGATTCTATTAGAGCAGTAAAGAATGCTAAAGAACAACCACGTACCGCAGGTGTTTTACAAGGAGGTAAGGAGAGTGCTCCTAAGTCAGAAAAAGATAAGATGTGGGGTAATATCTTATCAGCTGATAGAAGCACAACTTTGTAAAAATAATCTAACTAAGGAGATTAGTTATGGCAATTAATCAAGGACAATTGCAATATGCTGACCCTGGAACAGCTACTGTTGACTCTGCGAGTCTAAGTACACGTAGGTTATACGACTTTAGTGATAGAGTCGCTGACCTAGCTCCGGATGAGTCACCATTTTTTGTATATTTGTCAAAAGTAGCAAAAGTGCCGACTAGTGACCCTCAATTTAGATTCCTAGAAGATAGAACAAAGGTATCTTGGAGTGATAGAAGTTTCTTATTGAAAGCAAGTCATTCTATACCTGCTGCTGGTAGCACGCTTACATATACGGTTGATACATCGGGCGGTGCAAGTGTTGATTGGCTAGTTAAGGGTATGGTTTTTGCTGTTGATTATAAAGAATCAAACGCACCTGAGACTATTATTGTTCGCGTTGAAAGCAGTCCTGTTGATAATGGAAGTGATACCTCTTTTACTGGTAGAACTATTTCTGCTATTGATGGAGCTGAAACTGGCGCTGATAATGCGATATGTCAGGTTGTAGGTACTTCATTTGCTGAAGGTACTGGCTCACCTGATGTTTGGTCAGAAGAAATTGATAATGACTACGGTTATACTCAAATCTTCAAAACAGCGGCAGAAATGAGCAATACAGCTCGTGCTACGGTTTATCGTGGTTATGCTGATGAATGGGCGCGCATTTGGAATCTAAAGCTGAGAGAGCATAAGGTTGACATAGAACGGGCAATGCTGTTTGGACAGCGTGCAAGTCAAAGCGGTATTTTATATACCGAAGGTATAGTTGGACACGTAGTAAAGAATGGAACAGCTGTTGTTGATGATAGTGCTCTATCATATAGCTCAGGTGCACCATATTTTCGTAGTGCAGCTACATCAGAAATGACGTATGACCGCTTACTATCTGACTTTGAAGTTGTTTTTGACCCTGCAAGGGGCGGAGCAAAATCGAAGCTTGGACTAGCAGGACTGTCCGTAATTACGTTCTTTAACAAATTGGCAGGTTTTCATGCTGGTAATCTTGGTCTTAATGCCACTGGTACAGATGCTTATTATATTGATATGCAAAATATCAAGGGAGCGTTTGGACATGCATTAATGAGAGTGGATACAGTTAATGGAAGTATGTCTATGGTTAAAGAACCTATGTTTCGAGGTTTCTCTAAAGGGTATTTAGCTTTGGTCGACTTAGACCATGTTGCTTATCGCCCATTAGTAGGAAATGGCGTTAATCGTGATACACATGTTATCACCAACGTACAGGATGGTGACGAGGATTTACGGAAAGATATGATTCTTACAGAAGCAGGTCTTGAAGTAACGCTTCCAGAAACACACATGCTGTATAACTTGGAGTAGAAAATGAGAAGTGCGTATCTTGAAGAAAATAGTGGACAAACTGACGGATTTCTGAGAAAAGTTGAAGAAATAAAAGTTGCTAGAACATTAGCTCAAGCTGATTCTGGCAAAGTTTTTATGCTTTCCTCAGCCGCTGGAGCTTTTTCAATTACATTACCCACAGCATCTAATGGTATTGATGGTATGGAATATGAGTTTTGTGTAGAAGAAGAAACTCCAACTGCAGCGATTACACTCGCAGCAGGTAGTGCTATTATCAGTCTTGTCATGAAAGATGCTGGCGGAAATGCTTCTAACTCAACCGTGGGAACTCAAGTATCTAATATCGTTATTGGGACAAGTGCTCAAAAAGGAGATTGGATAAAGATGGTTTATTACAGCGGTGAGTGGAATGCAATCTGTCTATCTGGAATTGATGATGCTGTCACCACTTCATAATCTGAATAAATAAGGGTTAACAGTTTTAGAGAACTGTGGGGTATGTCGATAAAGGATATACCCCGAATCTCTAGAAGATTTTTAACAATAAATAAGTTTACTTATGAGCGATAAGCTTTTATAGTAGGAGGTAAATATGGCACGTGGAATAAAGTCTGTAAATAATTATACGGCAGCAGAAGCTAATAATCTTCAGTTAGGGCAAGCTGGTGCTGTTATAATAGATGGTACTGATGCAGTATCAGGACCATTTGTAGCAATAACAGGCTTAGAAGCATCTGTAGTAGATACGTCAGAATGTGATGTTACATGGTTATCTGGTACAATACCAGCAACCTTTAAAATACCGGCAGGTGCAACTATATATGGAGACTTTACTTCAATAGAGTTGGATAGTGGTTCTGTGATTGCTTATTATGGATAATAATTGCGTTAATTGCTCGAGTCCTAATCCTGAGCATTGGTTTTATTGCAGAGCATGTGGTAAAAAATCATCAATGTCTAAGTTTACTACTAATCTATATATGATGAGTGAAGTAGGTAAGAGAACAGACGTAGAATTTTCTCATGTTAGTATGGAAGATAGTATAAAAGAAATTAAACAAGATAGAACTGAACGCAATCAAAAGTTTTGGAAAGATAAACTAAAGGAGTATAGACATGCCTAAAGTTGGTAAAAAACATTTTGCATATACCAAGGCTGGTAAAAAGAAAGCCAAGGCTTATGCCAAGAAAAAAGGTAAGAAAGTCTCTTATGCTAAGAAGAAGAGAAGTTCTGGGAAAAGATAATGGCTGGAAAATTAAAAGTTAAAATACAAGAAGATATTATACTCGACAATCAAGATTATGGTTCTAAAAGAACATTAGAAATATCTAGCATTGATGAAATATCTAAAAGAATAGTTACATGCGCTGCCAATGAGACGACTACAGTTGCTGTTTTTAATTCTAATGCGTATGGGGCAGCCGGCGCTGTTGATATAGAAGACTCGAAGTATATTAGGGTTACTAATTTAGATAGTTCAAATGCTGTTGAATTAGCAGTTGTTGGGGCAGCTACTTTATATCAAGTAACATTAGCAGCAGGGCAAAGCCATGTTCTTGGTAGCGCTGATGGGCTTATGTTAGCCGAGGCTGATACAAGTCCAAGTTTTGGTACTATGGCAGACATATCAAGTTTGCAAGTAAACCCAGGCTCTAATGCCGTTAGCGTTGAAGTCTTTATAGCGAGCGCATAATGGCTACTTTTGAAGCACAGGTAGAAGGTTTAACAAGTCTTTCAATAGATGGAAGTAGTGCTCCTACGCAAACTGAATTAACTCAGTTTCTCACGGATGGCGCTAAAGAGATTATTAACAATTTGCCAGGTCATTTATTACCCTTATGTGCGTCTTCTAATACATTTACATCTGGTAGTGCTGAAACATTAGTTACTGGAAAAATATTAAATGTATTTAGAAATGATGGCGATATAAATCAACCATGTAGGAAAATACCAGTTTTTCAAAAAGGTAGAGTATCAGACCCAGAAGATATGGCATATGCTACCATAACAGACCCTGTATTTTTTATAGACAACAACACTTTAGATGTTCTTCCTGCTGGTGGTTCTTGTTCGTATTCTGCGGTTGCATATCCGTCAGTAGCTTATGGTGCTAGCTCTATTGCGGCTTTCCCTGATGAAGCAGAATATCTTGTTGTGTTGCATGGTGCTATAAAATCGTTACAAAATGCTATGGCTGCAAAGGCTGGTAATTCAGACATTACTACAGCATTGTCAGCTATGAAAGCTGCAATAGAAGCGGCTGAGGCTGCGCTTGATACAATGGAGGCAGGTTCTAGTTCTGTGTTTGGTGATTCGGATACTTTTGAAACTTCAAGTTCTCAACTTACACGAGTCAAAGCTGCTATTGATAATGCTGAAGATGTTATAAATAGTAATCAACCAAGTGCGACGACTGATGCTTATGGTGCACAATCTAATGAAGATATCGAGCTGGTTACGTCTGCTTTAAATATTGCTCAGACAGAACTCTCTAGGGCTAAAGTGCATTTATCCGAATGGACTGCTATTGGCGATATGAGAGTAAGGGAAATTAATGCTTCTTTATCTGAGGCTCAGGCATATGGAAATGAAATTCAAGCTCGATTTTCTATTATAACAACAGAATATATTTGGATGGAAAAACAACAAGCAAAATTACAAGCTGACTACGATAAAGGTATAATGATGCTATCTGGAAGGAGCTCAGCGTAATGGCTGTACACAGCATAACAGTTAAGCAGATAATTTCAAGGGTGCGCCAGGTTTTTCCAGATGCTCCTGAGTCTTATATAATGAATCTAATTAACGATGCACTAGTAGAAATTGGTATGTATCACACTAAAGTTGTTCACGCTAAATTAACTACTGCAGCTAATCAAATGTGGTATAGTCTGAAAGACGAAGCTCAAGATTCCTCTTCTAATGTATTAGAGGCTAATAAAATATCTAAGGTATACTTTATGGATGATGATGGAGATTATATTCAGATTCCTAGACTTACAGATAAAAACTTATTTCTTGTAGATGTTACAAGTGAATCTAATCTTAACTCACCGGATAGTAAATAATGGCTAGTAATATTAAATACCCAGAAAATTCGTGCAGATGGTTTATTGAAGGCGATAATTTAGCTTTAGTAACTAATGTGGATAGTAGTGGAAATACTACAACTTCCTCTAGAAAAAGATGGAAAGCAGTGCAAGAAGCTGTAACAGATGGATTATTATTGTTTTATTATGCAGAACCAAATAATGTTTCTTCTATTGAAGATACTCCTGATATAGATAATACTTTACACTTACCTCTTGTAGATTACGTAAAGAAATGTTTATATATGGACGAAGCAGGGAAAGCGCAAGACCCAAACGCATCTTCTGTATCTATGAATATGTCTATGATGCATCAGAGAAGATGGGATGAATCTGTAAAAAGATTTGGAATGAAAAAGAGAGATAAAACTGGAGGTACTAGAGTTATCGTTCCAGCAAATTTAAAATAAGGATAAATTATGGCAAATTTATATAAATATACTGCAGGAGAGGCTTTAAATGCTGGGATAGCTGCTGATTGGCAGGTGCAATCTGCGGCTTCTGTAGGTTCATCAGCTTCTTCAGTTGATGTATCAGGCTATCACAATATACATATTCAGACAGATAATGATATATATTTTAAATTCACTACTTCTAGTACTGATTCACTTAGTACTTCTAACGATTTATATATTGTTGGTGGTGATACGATATATAGTTTTCAAATTCCAAGCGGACTTGGGAATACTGTATATATTCAATGGGAAAGAAAAAGTAGCGACGCTACAGTAAGATACGTTTTGGCTTAGGATATTTAAAATGAAAAGTTTTATTATAAACACAGTAAATGATGAGGTTGCTTCTGGCGGAACTATTACTGGTGATTTAACTATTAATGGCGACCTCACTGTTGAAGGTAGTTCAACATACACATATGATGAACAAGTTGATGGTCAGTTGTGGGTAAAAGATTCTACAACTAGTAGTGCAAGTCAGGGTGGGCATCTAAAGCTTTTTAGTGATGATGGAGCTG